CCTTTAAGCACGCATCATAGCCTTCGACGTCTGCTGCTGCTACAACAGCAGTCCAACGTCCCCAGGCGGCTCGGATCCTTTTCTTCAATCCCTGCCAGGTCATCGCGTTCATCTCGTCGGTAAACCCAATACCAACTTTGGACGCGATCTCCGTATACTCCCGAATCTCAGTCTCATCCTGTATTTCGCAGAAGTACCGGCAACAAAGCTCGTCAAGGACGGAAACACTATGGATCAATCTCCAATATCCAGTGTCCAGTTTCTTCTTACTGGTCATCTCATCCTTGACAAAAACGCGAACGGGGTCACACCATCCCTGCTGCACGAGCTCAACAGCTGTGCTCGGTCTAATCGTCTTAGAGCACAGAAGCTTTATCCTCTCGCACGCAGCCGAGACCAACAAATCATAGGCCTCTACTTTCACGTTTTGCTTCCGGGTATATTTCATAAACGGAACCCCAGGGGATGACGAATTCTTCATTCTATCAACCAAACAACCCATAAACACAAGGTCAGGGACAAACTCATCGTCCCAAAAACCTGGGGGTTCTTCCGTATGCGGGTATTCCCTCCCGTATCTCTCCACAACCTGTCTCACAACACCCTCTCCTGGCTCCCAATACTCCTTCACGATCCGCATAGCATGATTGCTAAGCGAGATCAGCTCGGCTTGGGCCCCCTTCGGGGGGGCTGAGTACTCTTTGTACTCGCCGAGGGCTTTGAGTCTTTGGGACCATTCTGTGTCTGGCCTTGACCCTTCTGAGAGATGCTGAGCCGATTGACAGTCGCCCGCAAATGCAAGGTTGCCGCCTCCGACTGTTCTAGGCGTTTCCTTAACGCCACGAACTCCTTCAACAAATCCGGGGATGAGCCCTTCCCAGGGCTCACAGGTGGACCATCGGGTTTCTTCTCCCCAACGGTAACACCCGAGGTTGTAGACTTCTCTGAGGGCTGTGCCTTCAGCGGGGATCCTTTCACTCCAGCCCGGGACCCCAACTCCGGGCTCTCCCGGAAATCCTGGCGCAACGAAGCACCAGCTGGCGTCACCAATTCCGGGATTGGAGGGGGATCCATGGACTCGTCCTCTTCTGCCATGTTAGCCCAAGAATTTGGGTCCACGGATATAGACGTCCAAGCATGATCCCCAGAGGACTCACCAGTGGTTCTCTCCCACCAGTTTCCCTGTGACTCAAC